TGACTGGGTTTCATAGCCGAATACATCGGCATAATCTTCCAGCCATTTAGATACAGACTCTTCAGTTGGGTCTATATCCTGTGGGATAAATGCAGCGATTTTGCTGTTTACCCCGCGACTAGCAAGCGCATCTTTGATTGCTCGTTCACGGTTGGATTTAGAGATAGATTCAAACTGAGATTTTAATTCAGCCAGTTCTTTCTCTTTTTGTTTGTTTGCTTTTCGCAACTGTTTAACGAGATCATTACCGTTATCGGTATCAAAGTCGTCATCTTCGTAGTCGTAGTTGGACATAGGTCCTTCTCCCTTTGTTAGTTGGTTTCGTAGACCTCATACAGATTCGGGGGCTTTCTGTATGGCTTCTACTCCTGGTCTTAGTCTCTCTCTAACGGGCCAGTCGTTCCGTTAGCAGGCTTAGTATTGTCCAGCGCGTTCGCGGGATAGTGCTCCACCAGTCATTCCAGTGGTACCGCCAAATTCGGCGGTCTCTAGTTGTGTAAGTTTACGTCTCTGGCGGCGTGCTTTCTCAGCGTCAGATAGAGCAAAGGCTTCTGTCTCTGCTATCTCTTGAGTATAAGCAGGTTGTTGATAAATTTCTGATAGTCGTTTACCACGCTCTAAACCACTTGCAATCTTTCCATATTGCTCTTGTGCTGCAGCCTTAGTGACACCTGCTGCTGCTAATTGCTCTGCCCTACTAAGCCCAGTTGTTAAACCAGCCTGTAGTGCAGCGCCACCAATTTCGGCTGCTGCAATCTTACGCTCAAGTTGTGGAAGTGCAGTCTCTGGATCTAACGCATAGGCAAGGATTTCTCCACCTGTTATGTCTGGATAGAACTGACGCATAGCATTCATTACTTCTGGGTTAGCATCAAAGATACGAGATTGAGTATTCTGGATTCTTTTTTCAAGTTCTACGTTAGATACATCCGCTGCAATAAGTTTCTGAAAAGTTAATTGAGTTCCTATCTCATCGCGTGAGTAATATGATTCGGGTAAACCATAACGACGCATCACGTCTTGATACTGGTCTTCAAGTGCAACATAACTTGCTTCATCAAGAGCGCGTAGACCCTTCTTTATGCGAAGTGGGTTAGCAGCAAATCTTGCCTGGTAAGTTGGAGTTTGTCGTAGGGAGAAAGCATATTCTGCTGGTGGAGTTCCTTGTATAAGAAGATTTTCAATATCTCCTACAAGTTTTCCAAGACCATATTTATTAAACTCTTCCCTGATAATTTGGAAAGCAGAACGACGCTCAGATAAATCCCTTGCCTTTACCGCAGCATTTTCATTGAGCATTTTTTGATAATTAACAAATGCTGCTTGGTCTGTAAATTTAGTTCCGTCAGTTGCTGTAAATGATGGCGTAAGTGATGATGAACCAGAAGAAGATAGTGTGGAACTACTGTAACTACTGGAACTACTGCTATAACCTTGTTTTGCAGCGGTTGCAGCATTGATTGCTGCACCAATCTGAGTACCAGTTTTTCCTTCTGCTTTGGCTTTGGCAATAACGGCTGCATATTCATCATCAGTTAGATATGGACTGCCACCAGTTTCTGCTGCTTTGTAAGCGTCACCATAAACACCAGAACGATTAACGCCACCACGAGATTCATAGTATTGTTCTGGGGTAATACCTTGAGACGCTGCGTTAGCAGCAATAACAGACTTAGTTCCAGCACTAAGTTTATCAAAATCAATTTTCTTAAATGTTGATTCAGCCATTATTACCCCACAAATCCGAAGTCACGAAGAACATTATATGCAACAGTTGATGCTTCTTGACGAGCATTATCTGTGTATTGCCATCTAGGATCTTTGCGAAGGTCTGTTTTGAATTTGTACACAGGCGCAAACCCCTTATCCGTAATTGCCATTTGTAAAACATCTTTTAGTGATATTGAGTCTGGATTTATTTCAAGGGTGCTTGCATAAGCGTTCTTATATGGAGACAAGATAGTGTCTAGGTTCATACCTTGATCAAGCATCTTGCCGATATCGGCTTCCTGCAAAATCTTTTTCTAGGTCAAGGCCATTTGCTGCGGCAGTCTGACGTAGAACAGTTAAGCGTTTTCCTGACAGACCACCTAATGTTGAACCTGGTGTGTATGTATATTCAGCATCTATAAGATTCTTAATTTGCGGAGAGGATGGTGTTAAGCCAAGAGCAATAGCCTGGTTTGTAATGCGAGTAATAGCAGCATCATCAAGTTCAAATCCTTGTTGAACAATTAAGTCTGTAATAACTTGCTTGAAGTCACCAATTCTTGCTGTACCTAAAGCGGTATTATAGCGAGAGTCTGCGTATAACTTAGGCTCAAACTCTCCAAGTGAAATTCCGCCTTTATCGGTAAAGACACCGACAAGCAATGGATCATCTAGTTGAATCTGATCTGCAGATACACGGAATGTAGAGGCAATAGCACCTTAGGTAATTTGTCTGCAAAGTCTTTTTGTAAATTAAACCCGTTCTTTTGGGCAATAATCCCAAGGGCGGTTAGTCTTTCTCTTTCTGGGCCAAGGCCAGTGCCTTGAATCTTCTTATAGGCATCTTCATATATGATGGTGTTTGAAGTTCCCTGAAGAAAGTAATCTTCTAGTTCCTTATCTGTAAGTTCAAGATTATTGCTGGCAAGTTCTTTTCTTAATGGAATAGACCACTCACGCAAAGCCTCTTTATAGGCATCTGTATTCTTGAGAGAAAGGGTGTATCGTCTTAGACCTTGTTCAGTTAGTTTGTTGTCAAGGTAAAACTTCTCAAGTGCTGCTTTTGCACCAGCAAAATCCTTGGCATCATAAAGTTTTTTGATTTTTAGTAAGCCGTCTTTATATTTAGATGCGTCAGTAAGAAGAATCGGTGCAATACCAAGAGTTACTTCTAAAGCACTATCAGTTTCGCTACCAGTTTCAGAGTCATTTGAAACTAGCGTTGGGTCAAAATCTCCGCCACCATCAACTAGCATTGTGGTTATTGGCTGTGCCACTATCTACCTCCCACAACATCTTTGGGTGCATTTTGAAATACCCAATCCATAAACGAAATATCTGCTTGACGTTGAACATCTGTTGGTTTAGCCTTAGCGATGGCTTGGGCTGCTGCAGCCAAAGCCTTTTCTTCTGTAAAACCAACCTGTTGTTCAGTAACTTTGAATCCACCTTTGGTATAGGTTTTTTGAGTAACGCCTTGTTGGACCATTTTCTCAATGGCCTTGGTAAGATCTTTGTACCAACCTTCATTCATTTCTTCTGGGGCTATGCCCATATCACGAATTGAAAGAGATGCTTGTTCGGCAATGTCAGCAATCTGTTGTGGTGTCTTAGGGTAGATCTGCTTGGTTGGTAGTTTACTTGCGGTACCACCACCTGCACCTACTGCTGCACGAAGGAATGATTCGATAGTTACATTCTTTGCAACTTCTTCATCTTTAATCATATTGGTAGCAAGACGACCTACCCAAGAACCAAGACTTGACGGGTCATTGATAGTTCTTCCAGTTACTTGCTTAACAGCGCTTTGAACTTTTGCATAGGCAGATTTATTATTCTTAACAAGATTTACTATAAATGATTCGACATCAATAGGAAGAACTCTCTCTTTGATTCCAAACCCAAATAAGACTCCGCTTTCCTGTTGGCTATCTGGAGTCTTCCAATCAAGGGTTGGCTTATTAGTATCACTTCGTTGCTTTACAAACGCCGCCTGCGCCTCATTGTTGAGTTTAGTATCACTCCACTTAGGGTTTGCCTTACGTAGTTCTGCCTTGATCTGCTCAAGAGTCTTCACGGCTTTATCACCTCTAAGTTATCGTTCTCTAGGTAACGGTCATATAGATCAGCAAATCCATTGGACCATAGTTTCATATTCAAGATGTAGTTATCCCATCTATCTTTTAGATCTGCGTTGGCTTGGTTATCAAGGGTAGCGCTTCCGCCAATGCTCTTTCTTCTTGCAAGTTCCTGTGATAGATATGTACGATTAACAAGGAAGTCTGATACTGCTTCCATAGTATTGATGCCAGTTTTCTTAGCATCGCCATACTTATCCATCCACTTTTTATCAGATGCAATTTCTGTTAAAGAACGGATGTATCGTTTTGTCTTATTAAAGTCCATAGATCCGAACTGTTTTTCTTTTGCCCAGTTTGGATATGTTGCCTCTAATTGTGCAACCTTTGACTTCCAGGTTTCTTCAAGACCCAGTTGTTTAGCAGCAGTAGAATTTATACTAGAGATGTTGTATCCCTTTTTCCTCCACTGTGCAATAACCGCATCGCGTTCTTGTGCAAGTTTTGCATACTGAGACCAGCCCAAACTTATCTCTCGATCAACAAGAATCTGTTCAGTATCTCGTTGCTCGGTGTACTTGTATGTACCACCTGGGCGAACTTCTTTATTACGGAAATAGTTAGAAGCAGCGTCAGAGTAACGTTCTCCAGTTACACCATAATTTGCAAGGAATCCAATAAGACCTGGAGTATCGTTCTTATCCATCTTGCCAAGAAGAGAGTTGAACTCTTTTTGGTTCTTTACTGCTCCGCCTGTTGCTGCAATGCCAGTTCTGTTAATACTTGTAGGTGCAGTAAGAATATATCCGATATCGCCATACTTACCAAGGATGTAATCGTCTACCTTTGTAGGACCAACCTTTGGATCAGCAATAGCGCTACGGTAGTCATCCATAATAAACTGCCACTCTGGGCGGAATGTAAATGTGAATGGCAAGCCAAGGTTTACCTTGATACGAATTGAGTAAAGTTGATCAGCCAAACGTAGACCATCAGCAAATGTAGGTTGCTTACCAACACGACCGTTCATTTCCCATTCGTATTGCTGGGTCTTCATTGCCGAAGCAACTGCTCTTGCATAACCTTCGTCGCTAAGTCCAGCCTGCATTGCTTCAAATTTACGGGCTGCTGCTGGAAGAATAAGGTCCCAAGGATTAGTTGCTGCTCTACCGAATGGTAGTAGTGAACCAAATACTGTATCTGCAGCCTCTTTGCCAAGGTTATTTGTTAGCCAAGTACGAGCATCTTCTACAACTTCTGGTCGCTTATTAGCGAACATTGAAACTGGAATTGTTACTGGAATACCAAATGCTGGAGCAAGTGGGTTTTCACCTTGTAAGAAAATGTTAAGGCTGTTCTTTGGGATAGATACTTGATATCCTTTTGGAATACCGAATTTACCTTGCAATCCTTCTGGGATTGTGAACAACATAAACTGTGGTGTAGATGGTGGCGCTCCTGGTGGAACTTCCTTACCTTCTTCATCTACTACAGTTGCCACACGGTTAGGTGCATTCCAAATCATAGATGCACGTATTGCTAATGATGGGTCTTTGGCAATCAAACTTCCATAAACCTTAACAGCATTATACTGTGCATTAAAGAATGGAACCAAGAAACGTAGTGCGCTAGATAGACCACTGTTATTCGTTATGCGATATAGCGTTTCATTCGTAGTCTTCAGAGCCTGACTATGTGCGCTTCGTTGCATCTGAATGATGAGGTCTGGGTCAAGTATATCTTTACCCATACTGTCTGCAAGGTTTACCTCACGCTGTAATTGACGCTTGTAAAGTTTCTCATAAAAAGGCCACGCTACAAGATTGTTTTCTGGCGTAGTTCCGATAACCTGAAATAACTTGGAGATAGTTGTATTGACAGTTTGCTTGATAACACCAGCGCCATAACGGAAAGTCGTTTCCATAATCTCACGTCCAGGAACGTTAGCGAGGTTTGGTTGATTACGCATTAGAGCATCAAACTGCTGTGGGGTCATTTCCTCACGAGCAATAAGAGATCTAATCTGCTGATCTGGAAACAACTTATATACACGTGAGCGTGCAGTTGCGATATGAGCCTTGATTTCTGCTGGAGTTATATCAGCATCAATCTCGCGTAGATAGAACTTACCATTCTTGCTACGTAACCATTGCGATATCTCATCATCTGACTCGCCTTTGAGTAGGCGCATAGCCAACTGATCCTTACGGAATCGGTTGTTAGCAAAGTTAGCAAGTTCAGTAAAATACTGCGGGTCTGTTGGAGCAACGACTTGATTGTATTCTGTTCCTAGTCTTTGGAATGGCTTTCCAAAACTTGCGCCTTTGGCAGCATCATAGGCGAGATATGCTTGACCTTCTGTAAGCCAGTTAAGAGTACGGTCAGAGGCTGCATCTTGACGAACCAACATACCTGCTGGTCCAGCAAATGCTCTTGAGTATATGAACGAACTCTAAGCATCTGATCTTCGCCAATAATCTCTGCAATGTCTTCATAGTTACGACCACGAGATATATCGTATGATGTAATAACACGGATATCTGGTTGAGCACCAGGTTCTTTGGCTCGTAAATTTACTTTCTTGCCAGCCTGTATTTCCATTTCCAGCATAGACTCTGGAATACCTTTGCGTGGCTGCATAACTGGGTATGCACCTTTAGGAATGCGACCCTTAGTTCCAGGAATTTTATAGAAAACTTTACCACTTAAATAGTCTGCATAGACCATTGTGGTTCCTTCAGGAAGATTTGGTACTACTTGCTGACGAACATACTTACCAAAAGCCTGCTCGCGTAGTTTTTGATACTTAGCCTTCTCTTCACCAAACAAGAGACCACCTTGTTTGTCTTTAATTTTATTAAGTTCTAAGAAACTCTTGCGTTGGCCTTCGCTAAGTAAGTCAAATGCACTATAACGAATAGCAAAATAAACATCTTCTGGGTCAATACTTTTACCAAATACACCGCTTGCGCCAGCGTAGTAGGCTTGTGGTGTTAGTTCATCAAGAATTTGGTTACGAACATCAATAAAGCCATTCTTTTGTGCGATAAGGCGACCAGTTTGCTCACGTAATTCACCAGGATTCTTCAACTGGATTGAATCCATAATAAAGTTCTTGCCGATTTGTGCTCTGGTCTTGAGGTTCTTTCCAAAGTTCTTGAAATAATCATCGGTCTTAGCCATCTGACCAAGCACTAGCGCTGCACGCAGTTGTCCATCAATGGTGTTACGGACTGGATAACCAAAGCGGGTAAGCACTGAAGCCTTAAATATAGAATTGGCTAGGTCAGCAAAGTCTGTAATTTCTTTACCAGCAAGGCGTGCAATAGCACCAGCCTGAATAGCCTTTTCTCCGCCTAGTTCTAGGCGCTTATACAATCTGATAACGGAATCAAAATCTTTGAAGTCCATCATAGGAACAACGTTAGGCATTTCAGATTTCCAGAATGGAGATGTAATTAACTTACCAGTATCATCCACCCAATATCCGTGATCGCGCATAGATGCCATCATTGTACTTCTCATATTGCTAAATTGCTGATAAATCTGTTTAGCATCCTCTAGTGGGATGTCATAGCGTAATGCGCTTATCTCAGCAATCTGCTCTTCGATGTTTCTCACTGCCTGCATACGCTCATTAGCATTACGAGCATTAAGATAACTACGACCTAATTCATTCTTTACGCCAGCGTATTCAATGCCGCGTAGTTCTTTTACGGAATTAAGGGCATACTTGATTTCATTAAATGAATCAGATGCCAAACCACCATCAACTCTAACAACTCCACGTGGAAGTTTGTTGAAGAATGGGGCTACGATGTTTACAACTGGGCGTGTATATGGGTTCTTCTGATACTGCTCAGTGTAGAAAGTAAGATTATGACGTGCTTCACTAGCCTTAGCGCGAGTCTTTTCAATAGCAACGCCAAGATTCTTGTCAAACAATGTGACATCTGCAGCCGATGTGAACTCATTGATAACGCGATAATCGCCAATGTTTTCAGATAAAGCCTTATCTAAGGAAGCATCGCGTACGCGAAGATCTTCCAAGACCCTAGTAAGTCTGTTATATTCTTCGATTGTTGGCAGATGTTGCTCTGGTCTTATTGCAGAACCCCAAGGAATGTCATTCATTCTCTTTTGAATAGGGTCTAATAATTCTTTTGCAGTGACAATTTCATCAGCAATAGAGGCTTTAGTAAGTTCAAGTTTCTTGAGGGAGGCCATATCGCCTGCTGCTGCAGCAAGAAAGTCTGCTACCTCATCAAAAGTCTTTAGTTCTCCAGTAACATCTGCAACTAGATTACGAGCAGTAGTCCTTCTGACGAATACATCATCAAAGTTCTTTACTGCATCACCTTCAGTTAGGCGCTGTGCGATAACACCCATTGGTGTTTCGCGACCGATTGTTCCACCTGATTTTAACCAAGAACTGTGTGCATCTAGTTCAGAACGTAGGCGAGCAATGTCATCTACAGTTCTAATAGGTTGATCTAGGCCAAGGGTTCTACCTACAGCCAGTCCTTTACCTGCAAGAACTAGTGGATCTGTATACCACGCAAGTAATCCATCTACTCCACCAGAAAAAAACTTACCAAAAATTTCATCTTGGAAAGCCTTCTTGCGTTGGTCTGGGTCTGCAATGTTAAAAGTTGGATCCAAGAATGTTGGAAGTGGAACACCACGTTCTTCTAATTCTGGAGTTATACCTGTTACTTCTCCAGCAGTTCCAATTAACCCACCAAGTGCTTGACCTGGAGATACATTCTTAGCAAGTCTCCAGTTCTCAATGAAGTTAAATCCTTCGCCTGAGATATTATCTGCTTCTGCAAGGAGCGCTGTAGAAATTGGACGTGTAACGATTGGACGTACTGCCGTATAAAGTTTATCAATTTCTTCTGCTGCAAGATTAAATACAACGTCAGCGCGTACAATTTCTGCTGGCTTTAGTAGAGTATTGACATATCTTTGACCAAAATCTTGTGTTACTTTATTTGCTAAAATCTTTTCGCCAGCAGCAAAATCAGGCACAACGCCTGGTGCTATAGGTGCAACACGTGCTTGTGTCATTCCACCAGCAAAATTAAGAGCAGCCTTAGGAAGTGCGCCAGCAGCGCTACCTATTGCTTTACCAATTTCTTTTTTTATAGATTGCCAGTAATTGATTTTCTTTTCTTCAGCCACTTGGCACCTCTTGCGTTAGAAAACCTATAAACTGGTCGCGATCTGCTTCTGACTCCCAAGGAATTTTGGCAAGCGAAATAATAATCGCTGGTTGGTCATAACCCAGAGCGTCTACAAATGCGGTGACATCCTTGACGAATTGATTCATTAGGCAGGGAATATGTTCGCTTGTATGCTACGAACGAAGATACGGAATGATTCTGGAGTATCTGGGGCAGCAGCCATAGCGTCCATAGCAGGTAAATACTTTGCTAAAACTTCATTGTCAGATTCTTTAATCTGATTCATACCAAGAGCGCTAGAGCCTACATCAGGTCCACGATCAACGCCTGCCATAATATCTTGGTCTGGATATGCGCTATCATCAAACAAGCGAGCATTGCGTTCTACATTACGACGAAATGTGGAAGGTGCTTCTCCTCTAAACTCTGGAGATTGAGATAATGGAACTGCGCCTTTGATTGCAGCGTTCTCTGTTCCTGCACCATAAGTGTCTGACTGATGTGAATTGTTCCCACGCTCTGGAAACTTTTGTTGTTCTATTTGCGTTATACACTGCTAAATCTAAAAGTTCTGATGCGAGCATCTCTACTGCTCGGACTATATTTACAAAGAAACCTGATACAACTACTAAAAAATCTGCGAGAGCGACAGAGCGTGGTACGTAATCTTTATCTTCGTCCACGCTCTATCCTCTCTAGTAACACTAAGCCTTCTTGCCTTTACGAGCCTTAGCAGCATATCCAAATTCAACTTTACCGCCTGCTGGCTTCTTTGTATCCTTCTTGCCTTCAGTTGGCTTAGCCATTGATGCTTTTGCACGACCACCTTTTTTCATTTCACACCTCCCTTACCCTGCAATAGATGCGAGTAATGACGCTATATCTGGACGAGAGCCAGCAGCAGGGCGAATACTTCTTCAACTATCGTCTCAAGTTGCTTACCTTTCTGACGACCCTTAATAACCTCGGCGATTCTTGAAACAATCTGAGAAGGATCTTGACCTTGGGAAGCAAGTGCTGGAATGGCTTGAGCATACTGAGCAACAGCAATACGCAAAGAATCGCGCATCTCTTCAATATCCACACGCTGTTCTTCTTGAGTGACATTTAACTCCATAGGAATTTCTCTACGTACATAATCTCTTGATACGAGTTTGTCGCTTCGCATCTGTAGTAAAGCAATAATGGCATTGTTTGGATTCATACCAGACATAATGCCGTAACGAACATCTACGCCATACTCGCCAGCAATCTGACGACTTGGCACATACTTCATATTAAACGGAGTACCGTCATCTACACCTTTGATTTCCTTGGTCATAGAACCAAAGATTTTCTCATCTACCTCAAAGCAGAGAGATACAAGTTCTGTAAATAGGCGAGCAAACTGTGCTTGTGCTGCACGAACCTGAGTATCAAAGCCAGCCTGTAGCGCTTGAACTCCGCGACCTGTAATGATTGAAGCATCAACGTAACCTAGACGTAGTTCTCGCTCTAGAACGCCAGATTCTGTAAAGACTCCTGGTGGAAGTTCTAATGGGACACGGCGGATACCTTGCGGATTGGCAGAACGCATAATAGCGTCAGGACCAAGTGCTAGTTCTTGCACATCTTGCGGAATAGCAATAGGTGCTTGGATAGATTTCTCTGCTGCTTGAATCTGTAATACTGCAAAGCGTGCTCTAGCGAGTTGCACTGCTAATACATCATCAAACTGACCGCGTGCTTCTCCGTCTAGAGATGAACGCATTGCAACACGGGCTAAGCATTTACCAATGGCATTAGGTAAGTTAGATAAAATTAAGTTGTTACGATCTGGAACATAGATTAAATCTTGGTCCTTATCGT